AATAACACCGCTAGAACTTCGCTAATATATCCTTTGTGCTTATTGCCTAAAATCTTTTCAATTAGTTTCGTGTCTTTTGCTGTTAACTTAAAGTCGTCTTCGTAGGCTTGGTAAGTGTACCCGTCTTTTTCAAAACGCTTTAACAATTCAGAACTTGGAACTTTTGCCGTGTTAAACTTTTCCACGTACTCTTTGAACACCTCGAAGTCCACTTCTTCTATGTCGTTACTAACGCCCATAAACTTAAACACCTCTAAATGTTTTTCGATAATGTCAAGTTTTTCGTTTGCGTGAATGTCCGTAATTTCTTCGAACTGCTGGATCGTTAATTCGTTCATTTCATTCGAAATCTGTTTGCCTAATATTTCTACCATAATATAAATTTTGAACAAATATAAACATTATCTAATATAGTTATGATTAAAGACCTACCTATTTATAAAATTACAATTGATCCCGAATATTCTGATGGGGAAGATTTAGGTATTGAACAAATAGCTTTCACAGATTCACCAGCGGTAAAAGTCAAAGGTATGGCGTTTTCAAATGTAGAAAAACGTTTCTTTTCCGATAACTTAAAATATAGAGTAACCGCACCCGCTATGATTCCAATGGAAATTTATAGACGTGACGACGAAGCTGGTGACTATTTCGTAAGTTTTGACGAACAAACAATCGAACAAATATACGTAAAGTTCATGCGTGACCTACAGAATCGCAACGTGTTCAACTTAGAACATGACAAAGAACAAAGCGTACCCGCATACATTTTAGAAGCGTGGATAGTAGAAAACCCTAAACAAGACAAAGCCTTTACTACATACAATATAGACGTTCCAAAAGGTACTTTGATGTTAACCGCACAAGTGACTGACAAAGACTACTATAGCGAACTAGTAAAAAACGAACAAGTAGGATTTAGTATCGAAGGCTTTTTAGGAATGAAATTAAGTAAACACATAAACAGATATAATATGAATTTCCCAGATGGAGAACACCTAATTGAAGGTAAAATCTACATTGTCAAAGACGGCGAAGTAGTAGAAATTAAAGAAGCTGAAATGGAAGAGGTGACAGAAGAAGTAACGGAAGAAGTTGCTATGGAAGACACAGCCGTAACAGAAGAAGAAGTTGTCGAAGAAGAAGTGGAAACAGAAGAAGTTGCTATGGCAATCGACCCAGCTGTTGACACAGAAGCAATTTTAGCTATCGTTAAACCAGTTATCGAAGAAAACGTTAACGCGGTTATCGCAATGATTGCAGACCTTAAAAATCAAATGGAAGAACTTCTAGTTAAAGAAGAAGAAGCAGAGGATATGGAAATGAGCAAAGACGTTAAAATGTCGGCTTTTGACAAATTCAAAGCGTTCCGTTCATTCAACAAGTAATAAATTAAACACAAATAAAAACAAAACAAAATGATCAGAAATTTAAAATTTGACCTTGACGTAGATACTAACGCGTTATTGTGTCCAAACCCAGATGAGTTTTACTCAAAAGCGTATTTGACTGAGGATATCGCAGACAACTACAGAACGTTGCCAGGTATTAAATCTGCAACTAAATTAGCTAACGTTACTTTTGGTAACTTGCTTGCACCTTCTACGTGTAACTTTTCAGCACCAACTGACAACTTAGACGCTATCACTATTGACGTTTGTGCGTTATCTGCAATGTCACAAATTTGTCAATTTGAAATCGAGCAATCGTTTTTAGCTTTGCAAATGTCACAAGGTTCAAATGGTGATTTTAGCGTAGCTTCTTTCATGTCTTATTACTGGAATGAAATGGCTGGACGTATCGGAAACGATTTAGAGTTAATCCGTTGGCAAGGTGACACAGAAAGTTTAGACCCAGTTCTTTCTTTGTGTGATGGTTACTTGAAAAAATTGTGTGCTGACGTTGCTGTAGTAGGTTTGTACGGTGGTGCAATTACACAAGCTAACGTACTTGCTCAAATGACAGCGGTATTACAAGCGTCACCAACAGCGGTACAATCTAAACGTTCTGACTTACGTTTGTTCGTTTCTTCTGACGTATTCGTAAACTACCAAATTGCATCTGCTTCTGGTAACACATTAACTTATGTTACAGCTCCATTAGCACCGACGTTCTTAGGTATCAAAATCGTTCTTGCAGAAGGTATGCCAGTTAACACAATGGTACTTGCGTTAAAGACAGATCTTATTTACGCCTTCGACTCTGAAGGAGACTCTAAAGCGTTAAAAGCTGTTAACCTTGCTGACACGGTAGCTGAGCCTTACTTACGTACACGTGCTAACTTGAAAGCTGGTTTTGCTTACACGAACCCAGACCAGATTGTAGTATACAACGTTTGTTTCGACTAGTCAATAACTAACTAAATAACGGGGGTGGGTAATGCGCCCACCCCTTTTTTTTTAACATTTAAAACATAAAAAACCGATGGCTTGTTCTACACTACAAGAGATTCTGAAAGGGTGTGACCCGAACAGTGGGGGAATTTACACCCTATTAATTAACCAACAAGATAACATTACGTCAATCACTACGTTAGAAACTACTACTAACTGGGAAGTAACAGCAATTACACACACAGAACCTTTCGTACCGATGGAGTTCAAACGTAATACTGGCAACTTTACAGAAGAAGGCGCTATCGACCTAGTAAATGGTTCGTCTTATGTTACTCAAACTATTAACTTAATGTTCCACAGACGCGACCAAGAAAAATCAAAAGCGATTAAAATTCTTGGTGCTGGTCAGCAATACCTTACAGCTGTCGTAGGTGACGCAAACGGAAAGTATTGGTATTTCCCATACTTACAAGTTACTGCATATGGTGAAGGTTCTGGAACTGCTCGCGCAGATGGTTCTAAATATTCATTAGTTCTTACTGCTGAAAATACAGACCTAGCTTACGAAGTAGATTCTGCTATTATTGCTGGTCTTACAGCTTAATTAGTTTAGTTACATTCTAGAAAAGTAACACTTATAAAGACCCTACCTTAATCGGTGGGGTTTTCTTTTTTGAACAAGCGCCTAAACTAAAATAATATAGTTATGATTTACATTGAAAAAGGAGAAGTTAACACGTTTGCTTTGACGCTGTCAGAAGTTAGTACGCTAGTTGACCCTTTTTATTTATTCGTTTTTGAAGACGAATTTAACACGGCTATAGATCCAGTCTTTTGGGTTGGTGTAGATAATTCAAGTTATCCTTACAGATACAACCTTTTCACAATGGTAGAAGGTGGTGATATTGAATTAATCAAAGGGCAATACACGTATAAAGTTTACGAAAGTAGTGAACCTATTTTACTAACGGAAGATAACGATTTAGAAGATTTTAATTTAATCGAAGAAGGGCGCATGGTAGTTAGTGGCGTGGCTGTTTCTTCTATATATGAATAACACATGGGTATTTTTGACAGATTTAAACAACAAAAAATAGAAGTTTCAGAAGGCTATCAGTCCTTTTCTACTCCATTCGGTAAAATAGGTAACGCGAACTTGTCGCTACCTTACGTTAACGGACGTTACCAAGTGGCTGGCTACATTCCTTTTGGTCAAGACAACCTATTTCCAGAAACATTAAACCAACTTTACTTCACTAGTCCTTTACATGGTGCTATAGTTGACTTTAAAGTTAACGCTACTATAGGCGCTGGCTACCAATTAAAGACGGACAAGCTAACGCCACAAGAAAAACTAGACCTTTACACGTTTGAAAAGAAGATGAAGCTAGCAAAGTCGGTTAGATTAGTAGCTAAACAGATAGTCTTACACAACCGCGTTTACTTTATGTTACATTTTGACGACAAACACAAGGTCAAAAAAGTAGAGAATATTAGTCCCGAAAAGGTACGTATTAACCGCGCAAAAGATTGTTATTATTTATGCGACGATTGGGCGTCTAGAATCGACGTTTTACCCGTAACAAAATACCACCCTTTAAATACTGACAAGTGTCAGCTTTACGCATACGAAATTGACGCTATTGGACAAGACTACTATCCATTACCACAATACACAAGCGCGTTAAACTTTGCATTTTTATCGGGTGAACTTAGTTATTTTGCAAAATCAAACATTCAAAATAGTATATTTCCAGCGTTTGCAATGATGTTTCCTAAACGTCCACAAAGCGAAGAAGAAAAGAAGGTGCTACGCGACACGATAGACAGAATGAAAGGCGCTCAAAACGCGGGGAAAGGCGTTGCGTTCTTTGCAAATAGTCCAGACCAATTACCAAAGATTGAAAGTATACCGACTAACTCAAACGATAAAATGTTTCAAGAAGCTAGCGGGTTAAATACAGAACAAATTTGTTTCGCGCATACAATCGACCCTATCTTAATGGGTGTGCGCACGACTGGATCACTAGGTAATGGCGCGGACATTAAACAAGCCTATATTATCTTTGAAAAGAACGTTGTTATTCCTTTGCGTGAAATGGTAGAAGAAGTCTTTACAGAATTACTTACTATCTGTAAACTTAAAGCTGACTTTACTATTAAGAATTTCCAGATAATTAACGAAACTATTGTTGAAATAGAAGGCGACGCAAGTAAAACACAAGACGCGTTAAACTCTATGAGTCCGTTAGTAGCTACAAAGGTACTCGATACGATGACAATTAACGAAGTTCGCGCCCTTGCAAGTTTATCCCCAATCGAAGGCGGTGACGAATTACCAAACAATCAAACACCTACAGCGTAATGTTATATTTTATTACAGAAACATACTTAAAAACGAACACGCCAATAACGGCGAACGTAGACGTAACAGACGTAACGCCTTACATTAAAACACAAGCTGACCTTAGAGTACAACCTATTCTAGGTTCGGTATTTTACAACGCTTTGCTTGCTGATTATAACGCACAGACGTTAAACCCAGACGAAGAAACGCTAGTAGGATTCATTCAACCCGTTGTGGCGTGGCGTTCCGCAGAAGACGCTGTTTTCGGTCTTACATACCAACTTAAAAACAAAGGTCTACAAACTCAATTCGGTGATAACAGCGGTTCGGTTAGTCGCGCAGAAGTAGCTTTTGGAATGGAACATTACGCACAAAAGGCGTCGTTCTTTGAGCAAAGATTGATTCGTTATTTACTAGCTAATAAAAACTTATTTCCATTATTTACAAGCCTACAAAATAGGGACACAGATTTACGCCCACAGATTGAAAGTTGTGACTGCGTAGGTACGTGTTACGGACGTTGTGGACAGCGTTACAATGACAACGGATATAACAACCAAATAATGGTATTCTAATGAAGTCTAAACTATCCGTATTTCTATTATCTACGCTTGCAATTTTGTCACCAGTTAAACCGCTTATTTTAGTTGCTGTTTTGGCTATTATTTTAGATACGTGTTTCGGTATATGGCGAAGTGTAAAGAAAAACGGCTGGTCTTCTATTAGATCACGAAGACTTTCACACACCATTTCAAAGTCTTTACTGTATTCTGGTGCTATTGTATTCATTTTCTTAATGGAAAAGTTCGTAGTTGCCGACATTCTAGGTCACTTTATTGCTATTGATTTAGTGTTAACCAAAGCATTTACATTCTTTTGTGTAATTACAGAAGTAAAAAGTATTAACGAAAGCTATTTTAGTGTAACTGGCGTTAATGTTTGGGACAAGTTCATACAATTTTTGAAACGTAGTAAAGAACAAATTGAGGAATTAAAATGAAACTAGACATCAGTAAGATTAAACAAGTTCGTTTAAAGGATAGCCAGTTCTTCAAAGAAGACGCGCCTAAAACACAGATATACTTACACCATACCGCGGGAAATGGTAACGCAGAAGGAGTGTCCAGGTACTGGAATGGTAACGAAACACGAATCGGAACGGCTTTTATCATTGGTGAAGACGGTTTAATCGTACAATGTTTCAGTTCTAAACACTGGGCTTGGCATCTAGGTATTGATAACCAAGACTTTGCTGTTAACGGAGCTAAATACCAAAACTTAAACAAGTCATCTATTGGCATCGAGGTGTGTAATTGGGGCTATCTTACTAAACGTGGCGACAAGTTTTACAACTACGCTGGCGGTATCGTTAAACCCGAAAACGTTACTACCTTAGAAACGTCTTTTAAAGGCTTTAAACATTGGTATAAATACAGCGACAAACAAATAGAGTCACTACGTCAACTAGTGGAGTATTTGTGCGACACTTACGACATTCCAAAAGAATATAACGATTCAATATGGGCAATAGATACAGACGCCTTTAAAAACGTTAAAGGAATATTTACACATAACAGCGTTCGAAAGGATAAATCGGACATGTACCCTTGTCCACGTGTTATTGAAATG